GTAAATTTACACAAGCAGAAATCGATGAGTGGCACGGTGTCGACACTAGCAACCCTGAGCCTACGGTTGAGATGCTAGTTGAAGCACCACGTAATAATACAAGTCTAGAAGAAATGACCAAGACAGAACTCGAAGCACTGGGAATGGAACACGGTGTAGATCTCGACAGGCGTTATTCTAAAAAGAAATTGATTAATACGTTGAAGGTTCTTGGTGCTGATTAATATATAATGTTATGGATGCACAACTTACTGATGATACATTATTTTTGTATGCTGCTAAACACTACTATAACCCGCAGTTTTCTGATGTTGAAGAATTTTTTGAAGATCTCAAAAGATTTAAATATATTAAAAGACTTGTGAATCGTTATCTTGAGACAGATGAATTTCCTCATCGCCTGTTATTGAATCATATTATAGTTATCTTCAATGTTTTTGGAATTGAAGCATCGTTAAAGATACTAGAATTGAGGTTGGATGAAAAGCATTGGCCGGTGATTAAGCCTATCTTATTATACTTAAGTTATATACGAAATGATCAGTACACAGGGATAGAAATGGATCAAACAGTAGTAGAATTTTTGAGGACGATATAATGGGTTTATTGAAGAGAGCTGCGGATCTTACATATACGTTTAGGTTTATACGTATGCTTGTATTAGATTGGAAGGAGTGGGATGCCTATAAGCTAGGCATTATTGATGAAAATGGAAAAAGACAAAAACAAGTTAAACTCGACAGCGACGAAAAAAAATCTGCTTATACACCTTTCATCAGACTTTGCGCAAACATCAAAAGGTTGGTGGCTAACATTCCTGGCGGCAGTAGCAAGCTCGGTAGTTTTGCATCAGCTCTTTTTCTCATAAAAGAAAAATATGAATTGACAGACACATGCCTTGAAAAAATACTCAGCAAGGCCGGTGTTGACAGGCTCGATATGATGATTGAAAAAAACGAGTGGTTTGTGTTAGATGATGGTGCAGTATCGCCAGGCGTTTATAAAATTCGAGGTAATAAACTAATAAATAGATCATGTGAGGAAGTTGTTTGGGCAAAGGATAATATTAGAATCGAAG